TATTCTATTCAAGTGGCGGGTTCCATCACTAACAGACAAATTCTATCACAAAAATAATATGGGCGTTGTAAATACAACCTACACATTTACAAGCACTGACACAATTACCAGTGCTAAGATGAATAACATCATTGATGATACGACATTTACCAGCGATGCAATCCAAGGAACAACCTTGCAGGTCGTATCTCCGGGTAAACTTGCCGTGTCTGCTGGTGGAATTACATCTAATGAGCTTGCTTCTAGCGCGGTCACCCAAGCGAAGCTGGGAACGAATGTGGTTGGAAACGGGCCGGCCTTTAGCGCATATCCAAGCACCGACCAAGCCGTTGCAACTAATTCAGGCATTAGGGTTGTTTTAGGTTCTGAGAGTTTCGATACAAACAGTAATTTTGCAAGCAGCAGATTTACGCCAAGCGTAGCTGGATACTATTTTTTTCATGGTGTGATTGGAATGACTGTAGGTGACGCTGAAGACCTTTGGGCGTTAATATACAAAAATGGATCTCCTGTCGCGGATGGGGCTAGGATCAACGGTCAATCTTATAGCGCATCTGTATCTGGTTTAATTTACATGAATGGCTCGACTGACTATGCTGAATTGTATGTGCGACATTTAACTGGATCAAATCGCACAATCCTTGCTAATGGTACTGTGTTTCAAGGCTACCTTGTTAGATCAGCTTAATAGAAAGATAAATTTATGAACCTAAAAGATTTACTTAAAGTAGCTTCAGTTGTTATAGTTGGACTTTCCATAAATTATTTTGCATCAGATACTGGAATGAATCAATGCTGGCTTCCACTTGCAGCCGCTGTAGTTGGTGGTGGTCTTTCCTTTCTTGGAAGCAGAAAGTCAGCTAAAGCAGCCGAGTCTGCGGCTAGAGACATGCCAGAACCAATTGATATTTTCGCTAGGCCATACAATACGGTTAATGGAAAAAAAGTTTTTTATGGTAAGAGTTTGGCCCAGCAGCAAGCTGAGGGCATGCTTGGATACTACAAACAAAATGTTCCCGGATTCCTTGCTCTACAAAAAAGATTTGGCCCAGATTTAATGAAGCAATCGCTTCGTGAATCGCAGCAATATCTTACTGGGTTTAAGGGGCAGGAGGGCTTGTTTGGATTAACTCAAAGAGCGGGTAGAGAAGCCCAGAAACAAATTGCCGATCTTCGTGCTAGGGAACTTGCCACAATGAGCGGACAAACTGGTCGTGTCCGCAACTTGATGGACAAACTTTCTCCAGAGCAAGCTAGGGCAATCGACTTGCAACAAGCATACGCAGAAAGAGCGCAAAGGCTTGAGTCTGAGTTTCAACGTCAAGCAGCACCCTACACAGGCATGTTTGGCACAATGGCAGAAGAGGCTTATGCTCGTCGTGGAACGCTTTCCCCAGAAGAACAACGGACAACTCAACAACAAGCCAGAGAGGCTGCGGCTGCGGCTGGACGGATTGGAGGTAATGCCGCTATTTCATCTGAGATTATGAATCGTGAGGCCGCACAGGCTGTTCGTAGGGCGGAGGCGCAACAAGCAGCACAAACAGCATACGGAAACATTGCTGATGTTGGTGCGCGTAGACAAGCACTTCGTGGCGAAGCAAGCGCAGCAACTGGTGAGTTGTTTACTAGGGCAGGTCAATTTTATACCACGCCCGGATTGAACTTGTTATCTCAAACCCCAGCAGCATTTGGGGCTGGAACTGGTTTGCTATCATCGGGTATAAGTGGGTCTGCTGCGACATCTGGTGGGTTTGATTACAATATGCCATTGAATTTCGCAAATCAATTAGGCGGAGCGCAAAACCAAGCAAATATGGCAGGACACACAATGAATATTCAAAATAAAATGAACTCTGCGAATGCACTTGGGCAGTTTGGTTCTACGCTTATGGGTGCTGGAATGAGCGGTGGAATGGGTACTAGCTTTGGCAACTTTGGCAGTTTCCTTGGAAGTGGCAATATGGGCAACGCTGGGACTGCATTTGGGAACATGGGGAGAGAATCAATGGGTCTTCCACTAAGAGCATATACAGTTTAAGATTATGGCACTATTCGCAGGACAAGTACAAACAACTGGGTATCAAGCCCCAGATTACAATCAAGTAATCCAAGCTAATGCGCTGGCAAACGCGCAGCAGCAGCAAATGATTGGTGATCTAACTGGGCAGGTTAAGGACTACTTCAAGGAGCAGGGGGAGAAGAAAAAGCAGGTTAAAGCCGCATCAACTCAAATTGACGCTGCTCTTAAACTCATGCCAGAACTCGCCCCAATCCTTGGTGATGTCGGTAACAGGCTCAAGGACGAGGATATCTCGTTGACAGATAGATTCGCAGACGCATCAGTTGTCCCCGATCTTATCAAGAACAGCATGAGCGGACTTATGAGCCAGCAAATGATGAACCTTCGCCAACAGAAGTTTGCTGCATCTCAAGCCCAAGCATCTGGCGGAGGCGGTTCTTCTGGAGGTGATGGTGCACCAGTTGGGCACGTTGTTCGGTGACCATCAAGTGAAATAAATTCAAAATGGACTTTAATACATACTTAAAACAAGAGCTTGGGTTTCAACCTGGACAAGTGATACCTCCAAACAAGGTTGCGGGGTTTAAGGAAAAATATAACAGGCATTTAAAGTCCCAGCAAGAGGAGTCTCGGAAGACTGCGGAAAGGCAACAACAAGAGCAAGCAAATGCCGCTCGTATTGAAGGTGCGTCAGCATTGTTTGGAGCAAAGGTTGAAGAAGCTCAGCAACAAGGAAGAACACTAAACCCGAAATTGGTTGAATCCGCATTTAAACTTATTGGAGCTGGGCAAATCGAGCAAGCGGATAAGATTTCATCGGCTTTATTTGAACACCCTATCTCAACTTCCGAACAGGTTGATAGAATGGAACTCGCAGCAAAAGAGGAAGAAAAGGTACTGAAAAACGCGGAAGCCGAGAATACTTACTACTCTATTCAGTCAGAAAGAGAAAAAATCAAAAAGTTATTAGCTTCCGATTTGAGTGATGTTGTAGGCCCAACTGAACCTATTGCTAGATTTGGTCGAGCCGTAGCATCAGAATTTGGTGCTGAGTGGGCGCAGGAAAATCAATCGTTAATTAAAGATGCCCTTATGGTCACCACTAGCGATGTTCTAAAAAGCGTTCGCGCTCTTGCCCCAGTAACTGAACAAGACAGAAAGTTCATATCCAAAATGACCGTTCCAGTTGAAACTGATAACGCTAAAATTTGGAAGGATTACCTTACCGAAAAGGATGAAGTGCTCTCCCGAGCAGAACGAAACCTAGATAAGAAATACAACATATCGGGGGTTCCTGCGACCAGCAAACCGGATATTAAGCCAGATAAACCGCAGACGGCCACTCAAAAACTTAGAGGACGACTTCAATAAATAATTAAATGGCAACTCCAGAAGAAGAGAAGGCAGATCCAGAAATCAGCAAGCTCGAAAGGGATGCTATTTTTGAGTACCTTGACCAAGAGAAGGCTAACCTAGAGGCTCAAAGGCAGTCTTACGAGTCAATTGGTGAGGTTGTAACTCAGCCAGACCCTAACGACATTCGTTTTACTAGCCCTGCGTTTGCAGAGTTGCACGCTCCACAAGAGTACCAGATCCCAGAGTTCACAACTGAAGAGGGCATGAAGGCCCGTGGACTGCTGGATAAAGATGGAAATGCAACACAACTTGGCGAGGACTACATTCTTTTGGAGGATCGCGGACTGGTTAAAGATGGATCATTGACCACTAAAGGCGAGGCTTTCACAACAAGTCTAGACGATCTTACCGATCCCTCCGCATATTTGGATGGTGGGATGAGCGATGATGCCATTGATCCTAAAAAAGCTGAGTTGTACGCAATACGCAAAAAAAACGGAATTGACGCAGAACCAGAGCGCACATGGACGGAGGCATTTAAGGAATTCGGTGAAGGAGCTGTAGCTATCGGCAAAGGAATTGGTCAAATCGTTACTCCACCCATTGCTAGTTTGTCTGAATCAGAGACAATAAAACAAGCGTATGAGAAGGACATGGCGAAAAGATCTGAGGCAATTGACTCTTTTCTTGAGACTTTGGTAACAAGCGGAGCTAAATTAACGAGATTTATTGACAGACAAAGGCTTGATGCGGCTGTGTCCATGGGGAATATCCCGCAAGAGAAGGCCGACGAACTCAATAAAATAAAAGACTACAAACTTGCCCTTATTGAAAGATCACAAAAAGATATGGATGCGGTTGAAACCGCAAGTATAATTGGTGCTGGGGAGCAGGTGCTTCAAGCTCAGGAATCAGCAAAATCTCAATATGTAGCTGAACTTGGAGAAGAGCAAGGTCTTAAAAAATACGAGGAAGACATTAACAGTGTTCGCGCTGCCGCGAGTCTTCCAGCGGATGTGCCGGGTATTGCTGTAGGTCTAGCTACGGCTGGACTTGGAGCTGGTGTCAATATCATCAGAACCGTCCGTAAAGCAAACCAAGCAAAAAGGGGGATTGAGATCGTCAATTATGGTCGTGAACTAAATGCTGCCAGATCTAGCGTTTTAGCTGATGTTGCAAGGCTATCAGATGAGGCTTCGGTTGTATCTGGTCAGCTTGACGATGCTCTTCGCATTGGGGCTACAGAAAAAGCAACGGAACTTACCAAAAGACTTGATGACCTAACGACTCAATCGCAAGCAGTCCAAACCCGACTTGGCATCATTGATGATGGTATCCAAAATGTAAGTAAGACTGCCAACCAACTTGAAATTGGTTTAGATACAGCTAAAACTGCGGGTGATGCTGTTCGAGCCGTAGCATCTGGTGCAACCAAAGGTTTGTCAAATGGTGCTGAAAAACTTGGGAATGGGGTTGCTGCTGTTAATGGGTTTCTAAAGAAAGTTGAAAGAAGCGTTCTTAGATACAGGATACCGTCCTTAATTGCTACTGGACTTGCTATTCCGTTCCACCAAGCTATTGGTGTGTATATGGGGGCTAGGGTTGGGCTTATAGCCGCAGTACCGACACTACGCAGAATGTCAAAATTCGGCAATGCGGTTAGCGAGGAATTGCTTGAAAGAAGTAGCTCAACACCGTTTTTTCGCCGTTTAGCCGCAAACGAAAGTGTGGGTGGTATCGGTAGGGCCGTAGCCACACTTGGTGACTACTCTACGCCGCTTGTTCGAGGTTTTGCGAGTATGGCCAAGGGTACGGCTCAAGCCGCTCCGGCAACATTTGCATACAACGCGATTAACTCACAAGGAATTGACGAAAACACGCTTAAATACGCTGCCCGTGATGCTCTGGTATTTGGTGGTCTTGGTCGAGTTATTGGTGGCAAGAAGGACATGGAGCAGGTCAACATTGACCAGATGGCCAACTATCGGAACAAGCTAGATGCTGACCAAATAGCTATGTTTGATGGGCTAAAGGATCGTGATTTTAGGTATGCGCTTTCCAACATTGATGCGGCATACCCTGGGTCGTTCAAGTGGGAAATCAACACCACTGGCAATAATAAGTTTGATCCAGTTAGCAACAAAGCCGTTGTAAACATTAACGACAAGGTTGGATTTTTAAAGGAAGTAGCCATGCACGAAGCTGGACATATGATTCAGCATGTGTGGCAAAAGGATAGCGCAATCGTAGCTCGGATGTTGGGAGATGACACACAGCCAGGGCTTGTTCGCAATCCAGACGGAACGCTAGATCCAGAGTTTAAGGCGTGGGCGGACGAATACAATAACCTTCGTGAGCAGAATGATATGACTCCAGCCGCTTTGGATGAGCTTGCTGTTGAGTATTATACCGATCAAGGTGTACAGACGCTACTGGAAGACACTCTTAAAGGAAACCTTTACAAAGAGTCTCGCAAAACCCCACTTCGTCGTGCTGTTGAAGGCAGCTTTAGAACATTGTTTAATGCTACGCCTATTGTCAAAAACCTGCACTTCAAGATGGGTGGAGCGACTGATGCTGGTGGGCGCATGGTGATGGGTACAGGACTGCTTGCTGACGGGTTTAGGGAGCTGCCAGAAGTAAAGGCGATGGTGCGCCAAATGTACCGAGAAACAGCTGGCAAGCCAAAAGCAGCGAGAGTCCAGAAGGTTGTCGATGTTAAATCCGATAACCCTAAGCACTATCAAGCGACAAGCGTTTTAGATCAAGTTAATAAGCAAATCGTAGAGCGTGGCGAGAAGCTGCCAAACGGTGTCCTTATTCCAGACAAGAACGGCAACGGGGAAGGAATCCTTACTGATGACCACCTAAAGGCACTAGAGGAAGCTGGTGTTATTGATAATGGTGAATTTGGTAAGGCTTTGCTCCTTCAATCTGAAATTGAAGTCCCGACAAAGCATGGAACTCTTCTTGTTAACAAACCAATTGAACAAGGTCGTTCAGAACAATTTGGCGGACTTACTGAGAACTATGTTGTCCCCACAAAGTGGATACTCAAGAAAGGGCGTTTGTATCTTGAATCAATGGACTTGCGCCAGCTTGATAAGAATGTTGATAGGGCGGTCAAAAACAAGATCGCTAAGGAGCTGAATCTAACTCGCAAGAAAATCTACGAAGATATTGAGAAGTCCGTCGAGATTCAAAACAAGGGTGAATCGACTGACGCTTACTATCAAAGCGTAGATCCCAAGAACTGGCAGAGACGGAAGAACTTTATCAACTCCGTTCAAGGTCAACAAACAACCCGACAGCTTGGTATCAACCCAATGATGCAAAAGGTATCACCAGACCTTGTGACTGGTATCTACCGCACATTCGCGTTTGATCGACTTCAGAGCGCAATTAAGACTTCAGGCGATGTTGTTATCCCATACGGCCCTACATCATATTACAGCCTTCGTGACAACTTGATGCCCCAGTCACCAAGGTTTAATCGGGATGGTGAACTTGTTCCAGAGCAAAATAATGTTAGCACTGCGCCCAAGGAGATTGGATACAAAGAAATTACTAATGAAATTAAGAATTTCCCAATATCTAAAAACAAAGAACCAATACCAAATCTTTCTTCCATTACATCATCACTAGATAAATTTGAAGAAATGGGGACTAGAGATATTCCGATAGACTTTATTATTGATACTAAAGATAAAAAATATCCCACATATTTTACTGGTGGAAAAGAAAAAACATTAGAGCTAGCTGAATCAATAAAGAAAAACGGAATTCAATCACCAATGATTTTGGTTTGGGAGAATGACAAATATCCATATGTTCTTGAAGGATCTAGTAGGTATGATGCGTTGCGTGTGTTAAACGCCAAAGGTGAAAAATTGCCAGAAACAGTTCCAGCGTTGACTATTGTTGACACCTCTAAAGGCTCGCGATACATGCCGCAAGGAAAACCAAAGACAACAAGGCTTGCTTCTGAATTAGCTAAAAGGTCAAAAGTGCCATTGTCAAAAGTACAAGGTTCTGGCGCAAATGGGTCAATCACGCCCAATGACATCCGGGCTTACATTAGCGAGCAGGAGGGTAAATTTAAGCCATTAGCATTCCAGAAAGAACCCCCTATGGCGGTCGATCCAACAATCTCTGATTTAGTTGGAAGCGAGGTTGAGTTCCAAGGTCGTGTCGGTACTGTTGTAGATGATGGTGGGAGGCCAGTCCTCCAAGATGCAAATGGTGTTATTTACGAGCTTCCGTTTGGTTACTTTACTGATCAGAGTTCAAGGCAACTTGGGGTAAGGCCAACTGGTAAGCGAGTTGTTGACAAAAACAATCTAATCAAAGAGTTTGAAGAAACCTCAAGGCAAGAACTTCGTGACATCTTTGGATACATTGACGATACAACCGACAAGATCGTTGAGCTTGCAGAACTTGGTAATTCCGTTAAAAGATCCAAAAACCGCAAGTCGGAAATTGTTCGTGAGACTCCAGAATTTCAACAGTATGTTCGTGGCGTAACCGATCAACAGATACTACAAGCATGGGACAGAACAGAAAAAGCCTTGAATCGGGCAAAACAATCGAAAAACATAAATAATGAAGACATCAAAGCCATTATCGACAAGCTCGAAGGAGACATCAGAAACATCGAGAAGCTCGCGGAAGCCATTGATGTTCTCAAACAGCAACGCATTTCTCGTCCGTCTACTGGCCAAGAAGCAACGACAGCAGTATCAGGCACAAGCCAAGCCGATTTGATGTCCCAAATGGAGGCCGAGGCTAGGGCAGCTGGAGCGAAACGCAGAGTGTCAAGCATTGGTGCGCCAAGTCGCAGATTGGCAACACCGAGCATTTCCGAGTCTTATCGCAGGACTGGTAAAGAATATCGCAACCCAGCTCTTGCCAGAAGCATTTCTCTTGCTATAAGTGGGCAGTCGCAAGAACGCGACCGAAACAAATGAGCGACGAAGACCTATCAGCGATTGATAGTAAAGAGGCGATGAAAGAGTTCTTCCTTGAGGTCAAGGAAAGGGCTAAGCAATTCCCTCGGAACACTATCGAGAACTATAACCCGAATGTGGCGGCACAGATCCTCTGGATGCTGGCGCAGGGTGGGCGTATCAATGCTATTGCCAAGAAGTGCAAGGTGACGCATGAGACTGTTCGTGCGCTGGAGTGGAGGCATAACGACACGCTGGAGTCAAAGCGTAAGGAGTTCTCTAAGCGATACGCCATTGCTGCGGCTGAGTACACCGACCTGTTGTTTGAGAAGGCAGAGCAGTTGAGCCGTGATCCAGACCAGCTTAAGGCTATCTCCCCAGACCGATTGGCGTTGACTATTGGCATTATGACCGATAAGGCTGGACAGCTCTCTGGCATGGCTAGTACCATTGTAGAGCATCGCAAGGGGCCGTCTATTGATGATGCCGCTAAGATGATTGCGGAAGCCAAGTCTAGGATTGCCAATAAAGTCAAAACACAAGCGGTAGAAGCCGAAATCGTAGAATGATACCAGAACCAAAATCAAGATACGCTGACCACCTCAAAGATGGTGGAAATCTAGTTCGCCACTACATGGTCGAGCATGACGGCGTTCAGCACAAGTGCCATACGCTTTGCTACGCTTCGTATCTAGCCGAGAAGTTCAACGCTAAGATTTGGAATGTGGTGCTGGAGAAGTTCGTCAAACCCTTCATTGGCGTATGTAAGCATTGCAAGAAGCGTCGAGAGCTTCATTTCGTTGACGGGAATAGAGGGTCGTTACCTCCAGAGGACGATACCTTTGGGTGTAAGGAATGCGGCAGCGTTTACAGGATTGTTGACATCCTCATGGAGACAGACGCATACAAAACCAAGTAATGCAGTGGCGCAAACATCCAATCCTTCAGCCTCCCAGCGATGACGAGGTAGCATTGATGGAGCCAGATGATCTCGTTGAGCTTCATCGAATCTATCATGAGGCCATCGAGAACGCTGAGAAAGACCCATTCCGCTATGGGTTTAGGCTTCCGCATTGGGAGAAAGCTGAAGAGCAACTAGCGCAAGTCTCTGAAGTTCTAGCACTCGGGGGGAATCGCAGCGGCAAAACTGCGTGGGGTTCTTACTGTGTTGTCAAAGCTGCCATCGAAAACCCAAAGTCGGAGATCTTTTGTTTTGCCCAGACCTCAGAGGTAAGCATCCGCCAGCAACAAAGCGCGGTGTGGAACTGGTTGCCGCATGAGATGAGGACAAAGCAAACCTCGGCTAATGCCTACATTTCGTACACGAAAAAGAACGGTTTCACGGATAACTCGTTGATTTTGCCTAATGCTTCACAGATCATCTTTAAGACCTACTCTCAGTATCAGAATAACCCAACTATCCTAGAAGGCGCGGAGCTTGGTAGCCGTGACCCCCAGTGGCACAATATTGGCGTATGGCTCGACGAGTACCTTCTTGGTAACGAGCTTATTGACACCCTGCGCTTCCGTCTTGCTACCCGCAACTCCAAGATGCTGGTAACATTCACCCCGATTGATGGGTGGACGGAAGTGATTAAGGAATACTTAGATGGGGCTGCAAGCGTCCAGAGCGTCGAGGCTGAGCTGCTCAACGGCGAACTTGTCCCCTATGTCCAGCGTAGTAAAAAACGCAATGCCAGCGTCCACTACTTCCATAGCAAGGATAACCCTTTCGGTGGCTACGAGCGAATCAAGGAGACCCTAGTTGGAAGGCCTCGGGAGGAGATTCTAATTCGCGCGTACGGGGTTCCGGTTAAGTCCCACGCCACCAAGTTTCCCAAGTTTAATAAAGAAGTCAATGTTGTCCAGCCATCAGAGATCCCAACTACGAATGTTACTCGCTATCAGATTATTGACCCGGCGGGTGCAAAGAATTGGTTTATGGCTTGGATTGCTGTGGATGCGTCTGGTACATTTTGGGTATATCGTGAGTGGCCGGGTGTCGATGTAGGCGACTGGGCTGAGTGGAAGGGTGGGAAGTGGATGCCAGGACAAGGGGCTAAAGGACAGGGCTTTGGTATCCGTGACTACATGGACTTGATTGCCGAGCTTGAGGGTGACGAGAAGATCTTTGAGAGACTAATTGACCCTAGGCTTGGAGCGGCAAAATACCAGTCAGCGGATGGGGCATCTTCCATCATCGAGGATTTGAATGATGCCGGCATGGTTTGCATTCCAGCTCCAGGGTTAGACATCGACGATGGACTACAGGCACTTATTGGCAAGATGTCATGGGATACCACTAGACCTGCAGATTCGGTCAACCGACCGCATTTCTATGTATCCTCCGAGTGTGAGAACATTATCCAAGCGTTGGCTGAATATACAGGAGAAGGCGGTCTAAAAGAGGCATGGAAGGACCCAATTGATACGTGCCGCTACGCCGCCATTGCTGGAATAGATCATGTTGACGAAACCCGAAATCTTGCTACAAGACAGGGAGCCGGAGGCTATTAACCTATGAACGAAACAAAACTAATACACGGAGATTGCTTAGAAAAACTAAAAGAACTTCCCGATTGTTCGGTTGATTCTGTTGTCACCGACCCGCCATACGGCTTGAGCTTTATGGGCAAAAAGTGGGACTACGATGTTCCCAGCGTGGAAGTTTGGAAAGAGTGCCTGCGTGTGTTGAAGCCGGGAGGACACTTGCTGGCGTTTGCGGGGACAAGGACGCAGCATCGGATGGCGGTACGGATTGAGGATGCCGGGTTTGAGATTCGCGACATGATCGCTTGGGTATATGGGTCGGGGTTCCCGAAGTCGCTGGACGTGAGCAAGGCCATCGACAAGGCGGCGGGGCAAGTCCGGGCAACCGAATACGAGCCTAACTACGCTAACGCAACTTTTGGCAGAGGTTTCGGCGGTGGCAAACATGGTGCGGTTTCTGAGCCGCCTGTTACTGCTGCTGCTGCTGCTTGGCAAGGCTGGGGCACCGCGCTAAAGCCCGCCCTGGAGCCGATTACCGTTGCCCGCAAGCCTCTCGGTGAAAAGACGGTAGCCGCAAACGTGCTGGAGCATGGGACGGGGGCGATAAACGTGGACGGGTGTAGAATAGGGACGGAAACAATTACACAACGATTAGCCACGGTTGTCGGAGGGAAATCAATAGGAGCAAAAGCTGTTGGAGTTCCTCAAAAAGCAACTGGTGAAACAACTCAAACTATTGGCCGTTGGCCCGCGAACCTCTTCCACGACGGCAGCGACGAAACCGCTGGTTTGCTGGGTGAAGCCGCCCGCTTCTTTTATTGCGCCAAGGCAAGCAAGAAGGATAGAGATGAGGGTTGTGAAGTTTTTGAAGGGAAATATGTTGCACAGGGTAATCAGGCGCAAGCGGAACTAAAGCGGGGGAACGTGGACTTTGATGGAAGCAACAAACACAACAATGTGCAACTTCGCAAGAACCACCACCCCACGGTAAAGCCCACCGACCTGATGCGCTACCTCTGCCGACTCGTCACTCAGCCCGGCGGCGTCGTGCTTGACCCCTTCATGGGCAGCGGTAGCACGGGCAAAGCAGCAGTGCTGGAAGGTTTTCAATTCATCGGCATCGAGCGTGAAGAAAGCTACATGGAGATAGCGGAAGCGCGAATCAACTCAGCTAAAACACCTGCATGAAAATTGCAAGAAAGCCAATAGTTGCCGAGGAACTTATCATCGACTGCCTAAAAGAAGCGTATCTTAAGAGGGCAAAAATGGAAGAATACGGGAAAACCCCTAGACTTACGGAGGAGATTGAAACCCTTGAACATGCGATTCGATACATGAAATCTAAACTAAACCATGAAAACAGCACCAACTAAGAAAGCAGCAAAGCGCGGTCGCCCACCTAAAGCTAAGCCAGAAACCCTTGATTCCTCCGTGGAACCTCAAGATGACACCACCTATGAGGGTGACTATCTAGTTATCCGCAAATGCCCAAACCCTAGTTGGGTAATGGTTCGCATGGATGGTGAAGCAGTCCCAGTTAAGGCTCCACCTAGGGTATCGCACAAACTAGTTGGCAAACCCATAAAAGTTGTTATGATCCGCCCCGAAGTAGGCGAGCAGTTCTACGAATATTTGCCATCATGAGCGCACCAACAGAAGAGCAAGAAGAGTCGATGATCTACGCCGAGGACGGCCCTAATGTCATGGCGTTGGCTGATGCCTACGACAAGTGC